GAATATGTTAAGTGTAACCGTTGTAGGAGGTTACTTCGCAGTACGCTCTATTGATAAAAGAGGTGGTGTTAAGTAGTTTGTGAATAATCCAAATGTAAAGCAAAGAGCATAACCTTTATATTTGAAAACAAATAGATAAAGAATAGGTTAACCTATTATACATATAGCGAAACTGATGTCCTCAACAAAGTCAGTTAGCGTAAGAGATAAGACCGATTAGGTATGCAGAGTTGAGGCTGCTACTTATGAGGTCTTTTTTTTTTGACATAACAGGAGAGTTTATACCAGTTTGACTCCTACATCTAAATGCGACAACATCCTCAAACGAACACCCAAGTATAGTAACCTGCTGATTGGTGCAATGTCCCTCCGACCCGACAACACCCACCTCGCTTATGCAAAATCTACGACCCAGAGGAGCAGTTACGATAAGAGGTTGCGATTATGCGAAAGACCCAAGTAGTATAATTGCTTAAATATATAGAGAGGGGTTTGTAGACCCCTCATTACTAATATCTATATATTGAAGAGTTGACTCTTATTCCTATGCTTTAACACTATGCGGCTAAAAATAGAGTTGCATAAGTAGGGGTCGGTGTATCCGACAAAGAGATGAAATAAAAAAATATCTCCTAAATGTAGAGTGTTAAGATTTTTGTTTACATTCGTATCAAATCAAAACAACTATGAAGAAGTATTTTATCATTGACTCGTTAGGAGTAAGACACGGCAGCGTACTTGCCAACTCGGATATTGAGGCTATCAACATCTACAAGGAAGATATGCCTGATTACATTGAATACATCGTTATGGCGGTACGCCCAGAAGAACTACCTTTATTAATTCAAAACCTAAACACTTATGTCGGTTAAAGACCAATACATTGACCTATGCGAGGCTCGTGTTGAAGCACTCGCAAATGAAGTAAGACTCCTTAGAGAGTTCATTATTAGAGACTATTCTCTAAAAGGAATTAGTGCCGAAGGTGCTATGAAACTATTTGATGCTTTCAAATCAACTCACGATGAAACCCAAGTATAATATCTCGGAATACCCAGAAGAATATGAAATCAACGAAATCACTTTACGAGACCACTTTTACCTCCACTTCGGATTCTACGATGACAGGAGGTTACTCTCAAGAGCAAACTCCTCCCAACTCGCAAAATACCATCAAACGGAAATTGACACCAAGTTACTATTTAGGTAAGTACAAAGACATTGAAGCCTTTGATGTGTGTATGGACTTTCAAAGAGATAATTACAACTTGGGTGTGGCTATCGCATACCTGTTAAGAGCAGGTAAGAAAGAAGGCAACCCTATGGAACAAGACATCCAAAAGGCTATTGACCATTTAGAAAAAGAATTAGAATACTTGGCATATGACGAATACCGTAGAACTTCTGCTGAAATTGCCGAAAACTATAAGTCTAAATAGTTTGTATGCAGGTAAACATTGGACTTTTAGAAAAAAGAAAAAAGATGAATATAAAAAGTTGGTTGAAGAACAGTTGGCTCGTTATGACCACATTACTTTTAACTCCTTTAAGATTGTTATTAAGTATAATTATAATCAAGATATTGATAATGTTGTACTTGTTTCAAAGTTTGTTAGCGATACCCTTGTTGCTAATGAATGGGCTATTGACGACAATCCTAAATACTACAAAAGTCTCAAAATCATATATGACAGAGAGGTTGAGAAGAACTATTGCGAAGTTATAATCAATGGAGAAGAAGTGCAAGAAATGTAATTCAAACAAGTCTATTAAAGAGTTTTATAAAGACAAGGCTGGAAAGTATGGCGTTCGTGGCTCTTGTATAGAGTGTGAGAAAGAAATGAACTCTTTATCAAACAAGAAGAATTACGAAAAAAACAAGGCTAAAAGAAAGAAGCAGATAAGAGAATGGGATAAAAACAACTTGGATAAAAGAAGGTCTTGGCATCATCGTAACCAACTCTCAAATATAAATTATAGAATTAAAAGAGCGATAAGAGCAAGATTGTATGCCGCACTTAAAAATGGTTACAGAAAAGAATCTTCATTGTCTTATTTAGGTTGTGATTTACATACTTTTAAATTGTATATATCAAATCTATTTACTGATGGTATGTCTTGGGATAATTATGGTGAGTGGCATATAGACCACATAAAACCCTTGAGTTTATTTGATTTATCAAATGAGGACGAAATAAAAAAGGCTCAACATTACACAAACCTACAACCACTATGGGCAGATGAGAATATTTTGAAAAGCAACAAGTATGACTTGTAGGTATCAACATTTTTATTAACTTTGAACTATTAACTAAATTAAATAACGATGACTAAAACATCTATTGTAAAGGACATCAAGTCCGCAGGAGAACCCTACACAGGGCAGTACGGAACTCTATATGGGTTCTATGTAACCTTTGAGAACGGAGACAACGGAAAGTACAACTCCAAGTCTGCCGACCAGAACAAGTTCGTAGTGGGTCAAGAGGCTACCTACGACTACATCCCACGAGAGTACAACGGCAAGACCTACTACACGGTCAAGCCCGTAAACCCTCAATATGCTACACCTACTTCGGGAGGTTCAGTTCAAGGAGGTGGTACACATACCTCAAAAGACGAGAGCATTATTCGCCAAACTGCACTCAAGGCAGCAGCCGAGTTGGGAGGTACACCTCAACAAGTTATTGCCAATGCACAAACCTTTGCTGATTGGGTAATGAAGAAGGGCGCAGCCCAAGCCCAAGCAACTCATCAGCAACACTTTCAAGGAAGGGAAGAGGTAATGGATGATATGCCATTTTAATCTATCTTAGGGGGGCGCATTTGCGCTCCCTTTTTTAACACCAAAACACTCTATGGCTAAAATATCTTATGCTTCAGTCTTTGACAAACTTGACCAGGTGCGTATGGGCAAGGTAAAGGAAGGCTTGAAGTTCGGGCAATGGAATCTTGATGCACATCTAAGATTCAAAAGAGGCAACTTCAACATCGTTCTGGGACACGCCAATGTTGGTAAGACCTCCGTAGTGCTTTACCTAATGCTACTACAATCAATCGTTAACGACATTAAGTGGTTAGTGTTCAGTTCCGAGAACACTCCTGTATCGCTTATTAAAAAACTTACCGAGTTCTTCTTGGGTAAACCCATCAACAAGATAGAAGAGGATGAGTTTTATATGGCTCAAGACCTCATACTGCGTTACTTCATCATCATTGACACCGATAAGAAGATGTACACCTACAAGGACTTGATTGAGGAGGCTACTGACATCTACCACCAAGAAGGGTTTGATGGATTCTTTATTGACCCATACAACTCACTTGCAAAGGACAAGGAGATGTTCTCTACACTTGGCGGTCACGAGTACGACTACGAGGTGGCTACTCACTTCCGTAATTGGGCAAAGCAACACGATGTAAGTATATGGTTGGCTACTCACGCAGTAACCTCAGCCTTGCGTATGAAACACGCAGCAGGACACGAATATGCAGGACACCCCATCCCTCCGAGTTCTGCCGATATTGAAGGCGGTGGTAAGTTTGTGAACCGAGCTGATGACTTCATTGTGATTCACCGATACATTCAACACCCTACGGAATGGATGTACAACCAAGTACACATAAGAAAGATAAAGGAGACGGAGACAGGTGGTAGACCTACTCCTATGGATGAGCCTATTAGATTCCGTTCCTTGCCCGACAATGTCGGCTTTGAGATTCACGGAGAAAATCTTATTTGTATGAAAGAGAAAAAACAAAGTAATTTACCTTTCTAAATATGGAAGAAATGATACCAGAAGAATACCGATGGGTAAGAGGTGGCAGTAAGAGTCTTGCTCTGCTATGGCTACGCCAAAAGAACCACGACCTAATGAACATTGCCAATGCCTTGAAACCGCAAGACACGAGCAATGGTTACGAGATGGACATCTTCATAGACCTAATAAGTATCTACGGAGCATTGCAATGCGCTATAGAGATGGTAGAAGATGTACAACAAATGGTATGGGAGGCGGAAGCCAAGAACGCTGACTTAAAACTAACCATCCAACACCTTGCAAAGAAGGTAAAGACTTACGAAGACCGATTTGATAATCTAAACGAACACCTAAAATGAGACCAACTGAAATACTATTACAGGAAGAATACAATCAATATGTCTACGCTAACAACATCAAAGACAATAGGCAGCACAAGAATGTGATGGCAAGATTTGCCTTTATGGTGGCAGCAAGAGATTTGTTCACTACGCTTGAGATTGCACGAGTGACTCGCAAGAACCACGCAACGGTTATCCACGCTGCCAAGTGGCACGACCAAAACCTCAAGTACGATAGAGCCTATCCACGATACTATCAAGACTGCTTGGATATGATGCAACGATTAGGAGGTGGACAGGAAAGTCCAGAACAATCCCTATCAAGGGAGAATGCAATGTTAATAGAGCGTGTTAATAACTTACGACAAGAGTTGTTGGAAACTCGTGAAAAGTTGTATCTTAGGGAAGAAGAGATAAACCGCATAAAAGAAAATGAACTTTGCACTTGATATAGCACCCCTTGCAGGGTTTCTGGTAGGCATTAACTATTGGAACTCCGAGATGAATGAAGATTACGAGAATCCCAAGTACCACTCATTGCAGTTGTGCTTTGGGATTTTTGCTTTTGTATTCACTTGGGCAACGGAGAGAGAGGAATGACACTACTTGACCTCTTGGCAAAATACCATAAGGAATGGGTAAAGATGGCTCACAAGTTTGGCGCAGGTGACTATGCCGAAGACATTGTGCAGGAGATGTACATCCGTCTACATCGCTACATAGAAACCCCTGAACGCATTATGTACAAGAACCAACCCAACAAGTTATTCATATGGGTTACCCTTCGTAATATGGTTCGCACCTTCCAGAACAAGAAAGACCTAATGGTCTATAGTGGTGATATGGTGGAGTATGATTCAGCCGAAGAGGAGTACGATATGATTCAAGCGCAAGGCTTTGAAAAAATCATAGACAAGGTATGGGACATTATGGAAGACCAACATTGGTACGACCACAAGATGTTTGAGATATACCACACCACCGATATGTCTATGCGAGATATAGAAAAGGAAACAGGCATCAGCCTATTCTCAATATTTGATACATTAAGAAAATCTAAAGAGTATGTCCGAGAAAAAATCCAAGAAGACTACGAAGACCTCCAAAACGGTGAAGCCGAGCGCATCTAAAGGTTTAGGAGATGACATTGAAAAAATCACAAAGGCTACAGGCATTAAGAAGATTGTAGACACCTTTGCGGAACTTACAGGTATTGATTGCGGATGTGATGCTCGTAAGGAGAAGCTCAACAAGTTGTTCCCAAGAAGAACACAACCGCTATGTCTTGAGGAGAGTGAGTACAATACTCTCAAGGAGTTCTTTGGTTCGTTCAACGGTAGAGAGGTGAAGGAGGAATGGCAAGAGCCATTGTCCAGGGTTCACGCAAGAGTATTCCAACACAAGTATTATATCCCTTGCTCCTGTAATCCGAGAGAATGGTCTCAACACATTGCAGACCTAAAAAAGATATATGGAGAATACGAAAGTTAGTAGGTTATTACTTGCTTGGCTATTTACTCAAGGTCATAAGGTAGAAGACTATCAAGAAGGAGAAGGTCTTACTACTGTTATTAATGACACGGAGTACAAGTTTGATGTATCAGGTGGGTATGGTGGCTACAAGGTTACCTACTCTTCTGGTAAGTTCTCTTTCTATGATGGAGATGAATTACTAAAACAAACCGACCTGAATGAGTTTCGTTAAAGGAGATATTGGCGAGAGCCTATGGTGTACCCATCTTGAAAAAAAGGGACACTACAACATCACAACTGCACCCAAGAAGAAGTTCTACGATTGGGATGTAAGGAGTGAGCATAGCAATCGCCACTATACCTTTGAGGTAAAGTATGATGAGAAGGCGTATTGGTGGGCTAATAGACGAGGCACACCAGAGAACCCTAACCTCTACATAGAGTTCAAGAACACGAACAAAGATGAGGATTCAGGTATCCGTGCCTCTAAAGCACTCTACTATGTGTATATGCTTGTAAGAGACGATTCCGTCACGGCATACCTATTTGAGCGTAAGGGATTACTAAACCACCTTGAGCAAGTAACCTACAAGGTAGTAGGCAACTCTGCTACAGGAGATGACAACGCATTAGGATGGATACCTCCTCTGCACCAATTGGTTAGCCAACCCTTTTTTATAAATAAAATTATGTTGTAATGTTTGGTGTTAACAATTTTGTGTATATTAGCACAAACTAAAACACTTAACATTATGTCTAAAAAGACCTACACCCTCAAAGAAAACCTCCTCTACGGAGGTACTGCTTACCTTCTGGTAGCAATCGGAATTACGGCTATGATAGCATTGTACGAGTTGATTGAGAACCTTTTTAACTTACCTGTATAATGGATTACTTGGATTGGGACTTGGCAGTATACCAAGACTATGAAGGTCGCACCTGCGACATTTGTGGTGAGTACACTGATGACGATTGGCGATGCGAATGTTGCCACGATTGCAACAAGAGTTCTTGCGAATGTGAGGATGAAGAGGAACTAACCACACGACAAATAAATTACCAACGATGATGAATCATACTGAAGCGATACTGAAGGCGCAAATCGTATTTGAGCAACCCCTAACGGACAAAGAGACGATAGACCAACTGCTTCACATAGATGCCCAGATGTATGCCAATACAGGAGTAGACACAAGCAAGGCAGAGATGGAATCAGTAAAGAGAGCTTCGGCATTTATCTACCGACTAATAAAAGGCATTGACTACGACAAAGGTCAACGCCTTATTCAAGCAATGGGATTAACCCGATAATAAATACACCTATGTCAAAGATTATTACAATGCTCAACGGTGAGCAGCACGACCAAGATTGGTTGGTGCAACAAGCAGCAGAAGATGACTTCTACTACGGCTACTTAGGTAAGGTAGCATTCAGCAGTTCAAACATCAAGAAACTTCTGGACTCTCCTCGTACCTACTACAACCTTATGCAGTATGGTGATGA